CTTGATTGTAATGAAAAACAACCCTATTTGTGGAATATCGTTGAAACTAAAGTTGATGGTGATTATTGGGGAGGAACTTATAATAAGTCTGCCAAAAATGCTGTTGAATCAGCGTTGAATTATTGTCTTAAAAATTTGATTTGATTATGACTACAGAAGATTATGTTAGTTTTGAGGTAGCAAAGCTACTCAAAGAAAAAGGATTTAATGAGTATTGCCTGAAAAATTATTGGAGTTCCGACAAAGAACTTCATGATTGGAAACGGGAATTGAGTTATAACCGAAATAGTGACGGAAACAGTAATACAAAAGATTGTTCAGCACCAACTCAAGCGATGGCTTTAGCTTGGTTGATGGAAATACACAATAAATATTGTGATATTGGATATGATATAGACCTAGACTGGTTCTTTCAAGTTATAGATTTAAAAGAAACCATAGAAAATGATTATCCTGAAACAAAACGTTATCATACAGAAGATGAAACAGGATTTAACACATACGAGGAAGCTCTCGAAGCTGCCTTGAAATATACACTTGAAAACCTGATTTAATTATGAAAAGTTATACAGATTTAGAACAGTCAAAAGTTCTTAGTAAAATACTACCATTAGAGAGTGCAGATATGTTCTTAGCAATGAATGGCACATTACCAGTAATGTCTAAATATATTGATGATGGACTTGTTACAGCAGACGAAACTGCTATTCCTTGTTGGTCATTGGCAGCATTACTTAGTGTATTGCCTAACAACGAAAACATAAGTACGAATCTTTCAAAAGGTGGTTATAGAATATCAACTCTTGAATACACAAATAATTGGTTTGTTGATTATGAAGATGAAACAGATGGCTTGAATAATTGCGTTACATCAGCAGACAATCCTATTGATGCTTGCTACGAAATGATTATTAGGTTACACGAACTTAAAATGTTGTGATTATGGATAAACCAAAAAGCAAACACGGAGAACGGTTTGTCAAAGTTAAAGCAATTATTAAGACTTGGACAGAAGTTGAAGATATTATCGAATATGATACATATCATGAACAATTTATCATACCGAGTAGTTATCAACTTGATTGTAAAGTGATTAATTGGAGTTACATTTAACGAACAACATAATTATGAAAGAACTTACTATAGAAGAAAAGGCAAAAGCCTATGATGAGGCTCTTGAACGAGCAAAGGAAAGCCTTAAAGATGGTGGAATTAGTCAAAATAGTATTGATTATATTCAATCCATATTTCCTGAACTCAAAGAATCAGAGGATGAGAAGATAAGAGAGTATTTGGTTAGATACATGGATAATACTATGAAAAGTAGTGAACTTAAAAGTAAACTTCTTGCTTGGCTTGAAAAGCAAGACATTTTCAGTAAGAAAGATGTTGATGATGCGTATTTAAAAGGTGTTACAGATACAAAAAATGAAATAGAAAAACAATATGAAGAAAATTATCAAATAAGAAAAGATATTGCAACTTTCATTTTTAACTATAGGGGTGATATTAAAGATAGGGCTAAATGGATGAACTATCTTGGAATTAAAGTTTCCTTTGTTGAAAAGTAAGATGAACAGAAACCTTACGGCCAAAGGAAGGAATGCACTTATTGTCAATTTAACTATGCTGGTGAATGTAAGGGTTCTTGTGCTATGAAAAGAGATGAACAAATCCATGCTGTTAATGTTGAGTCAAAGTTTAAAGTTGGTAACTGGGTTGTTACTGATAAAGGCGATACAATTCAAATTGATGCGGCAAATCCTGGTTATTATACCTTAAGTAACGGAATGGAGTTTTGTACGTCTTATGTTGATAAATATTGGCATTTATGGACCATCCAAGATGCAAAGGATGGTGATGTGCTTAGTGATGGAACTACTATTTTTATATTCAAAGACTTACTATCAGATGGTTCTGTGATGTCATATTGTGATTATGATACAGATAGTGGTGAGAGCGATGCTTTCTGTCCTTTATCCGTGAATTTGATGTGTTCAAAAATTACTCCATCCACCAAAGAACAACGCGATATCTTATTCCAAAAGATGAAAGAGGTAGGGCTTGAATGGGATTCCGAAAAGAAAAAGCTGAGTAAGGTTGAGGACAAAGAATATAATGGTGAAGACTATGGAATTGACAGCCTTTTTCATGCCCAAAGAATCCTTGAAAAAACTCTTGGTAAAGTTGATGGCTATCAGACAGACGATGGTATCTTATCACATAAATGTGCTATTACTGCCGTCAAGAAATTATATGAGCAAAAGCCTTGGAGTGAAGAGGATGACTATAATCTACAATGCATGATTGCAAAGGTAGTTAATGACATTCATAATGGAAATGTTGGCAGAAATAACGAGTTAATATCTTGGCTCAAATCTATCAAAGACCGTGTACAACCTCAGAAGCAGTGGAAGCCGAGTGATGAGCAGGTGGAAGCATTGGAAAAAGAATGTATAGCTCATTCTAACTACAAATTGTGTAGGTTATTAGAACAATTAAAGAAGCTAAAAGGAGAATAAGTGATGATAGTAATAGAAAGAAAATATGATGAACCAAATCCAAGAGGAGGAAGAAAATTACATAAAGTTTCTAGAAAATGTTTTAGTGATGAAGATAGAGAAGGTGTAGAAAAATTTATTAATGAAAGTTTTTCTTTGTCTGGATATGAATGGAGTAATATTGAATATAATTATATAAAACTATAAAAGGCAGTAAATCCTTATGGACAAACTGCCTTTTATTTATAAAAATATACTAACTTGTAGAAACAAAAATATCATGTCACATCTGGCCCTAACGTAAAGCTGCCAGTGCCTGCATTGCCAAATAGTTCTCCACTAACTCTGTCATATAGGTAGCCTACACCATCTTTCCTGACAGCGATAAAATCCCTAAGAAGAGTATCTCCTTCCTTAATTGTACAACTATAGAGTCTCGCACTTATTCCAGTACTGCTAGCAGAAGGTCTCATGAGTAGATATAACGAAGCCCCTTGATAACTTGTTCCGTTATGAGTAAAGTTATAGGAGGTGCTGTCATAATAGTATTTATTTGCAGCATTAGAGATTCTATAAGTATGCCGTCCTCCTGTACCTGGAGTCTTAGATGAGTTTGCAGCAGCATTATTAGAACGGACAGACAGTTTACTTGAACTAGAAAGATAATATTCAAAACTCGTATTACTACTTCCCACCAATCGTTTGCTAGAATCAGCTGCAAGTATATGCATCGTCATAGTTATATCTGTAGCATCACCCGACAAAACATCTGGGTCAATATACTGCGTGCCACTACTTTCGATATATGATATCTCCGCATCATAAGGCAATGCGGGGGAACTCTTCTCCCACACAAGCTGACTGCCTATGTAAACCTTCTCAATAGTGGTACCCCCTACGGCTATGTCTATTATGTCATTACCTGCAATATTAATCATGAACCTGTTACAAGATAAATAGTTGAAGGGTCAGTTGTGCCAGGTAATGAGTTTACTACCTTAATAGTATATGCAGTAGCAACTCCAGAACTATTTAAGCCAGTGACTATATTAGAAGGCACTGTAGGAATAGTAGCTGTAATAGCTGCTGTTTTATTAGTAACAGTTGCAGCAGTCCCATTGAAAGTCACACTCTCTATTACATTATTCTCCCCTGTAGCAATAGTCACAGCACCTGTCTGTCCATTTACTGATGTCACAGGAGCCGTAGTCAAATAGGTACTTGTATCAATAGTCCCATCATTCTTGACCAAGCCCGCTGTATTGCTTTTCTGAATATAGTTTGATATATCCTGATGCTGTGTCAAGTAGGTACTTGTGTCTATTGTACCGTCATTCTTCACCAAACCAGAAGTACTACTCTTCTGAATGTAATTGGAAAGGTCTTGGTGTTGAGTGAGGTATGTACTCGTATCTACTGTTCCATCGTTTTTCAACAGTCCCGCTGTGCTACTCTTTTGAACGTAGTTGGATAAATCCTGATGAGAAGTCAAATAATCACTGTGTTTATGCCCGCTGTCAGTAAGATTTCCATTGGAGTCCAATGCAGCAAAGTTCCCATTTGTTGCACTTATCGCCTTGTCTGCTTTTCCCGAAATATCCTGATGTGAAGTTAAATATCCAGCATCATTATTAAAAGCACTGACATTTGTCGGTACTGTTGGGATAGTAGGCTTATTCTTTATATAGTCTAAAGCAGCAGTAGTGCTTTGATTCCAATCTGATTGTATCTGTGCTGCTGGAATAATGGTATTATCTGGTAAGGCTCCTACATCACTAGCTATAAGAGTGATATCATCACTCAAAGCCTTATTGTTCACCTTCCTTGTAGTAGGTACTGCACCCACTTCTAAGGCTGTATATGAAGGCTTGCTTTCTGCTTTAGCCCAAGATGGTACTGTAGGGTCTGTTTCAATCTGAACTGCAGTATCTGCCTTATTAAGGGAACTCTGTACCCCAGAAGCCAAATCAGTCTTTGGTATACCCCCAGAAGGCTTTTTATATGTGCCCCCCTGAGCATATTCCTTCAATACACTTGCTTCTACAACTTCTGGTTCATCGGCTCCAGAAGAGATAGGTATTACTTCTTCTCCAGTAAGGGATTGAAGTTTAGTTTCTACGTCCTTTATTGCTATTCCGTTCGCCATAGTATTTTCTTTGAGTTATTCCACAATGCTTTCCATCCATCACACCACCACATCTCTATATCATCAGAGATAGATACTGAACAGACTAGGCTTACGCTCACATTCATATTATTTGTATGAGACACTTCTACATTAAGCGGAGTTCTATCACAAGTAATACTGACAATGAGAGAGTGGAGATAAGTAACAAAGACCTTGATAGTAGAGACAATACCTATTATCTCTACCTCACAAGCTCCTTCTTTGGTTACAGTAACCTTAGGAGACTCTGTAATTCTCTCAACCTTTGCACTTATACATCCCATATCATTTTATTTTAAGATTAGTAGGAATCAACACAGCCTCATGCCTGTCATTAGTAATATCATCATCAGGAATGTCAGCTTCAAACAGTACACTTAGAGTACCTTTACCCAATGTGGTACTATGTAGAAGGGCTATTACTTCTCCTTCATCCCCAAAGATAAAGTCATTCCTAGTAGCAGTCTTCTTATAGACAACCTTCTTGCTACCAGTAGAGAAGGTGCATTGGAAGTCCACACTATCAGGACCTCCAATATGAGCACCTCCTATGGGAGTCATATCTATCTTCAGCTTAAAATCAGCTGGAATATAGATAATCTCTTCATCATTCCTATTTCTATATGTTGCCATAATTATCCCTGACCTATAATGTTTTTAGTATCATATTTATAACACATAAAATTTTTAGGTTTCATATAAGAATTTATATTATTACCATATCTAACCCATTTAAGTATATGTTCTTTTGGGTCTATAAATATAAATGTAAATGAATGTTCGTTTAATTCTCCTTCTAATGGTTTAGATTCATGTCTTCCAAATTGACCAGCAGAACATTTTTCGAGAGTAATTACAGGAATTCTTAATACATTTGGAGTCATGCTATCATTATCACCATCTTCTCCTATAACTCCAGCTTCTGTAATATATCTTTTAGAATATCCTAGTTCATCATAATGCCTATGACCATTAAACCACATTACAAAGTTTCCTCCATCTTTTATGAATCTTAAAACTTTATCTATTATAGTGGTACTTAATGTTGGAATAGAAGTACTATTACTTCCTGCATCTTGGTAGTGTACAGTAGAAATAGTGGCATCTCTATTTGTAAACATAAACTTCGGAGGATAATGACAGAATATTACTACATGATATCCATTAAGCTTTGCCTCATCTAATTTATCTTGTAGCCATTCAAATTGAGGATCTCCACTACTAGTAAACAAAGCATCTAGACACAACACTCTTACAGTCATAGCACTAACTGTAAAATCTTTATAATAATAATTTGCAAATTCATCTACAGCTTCATCTTGCTTAGTTACTCCCCAATCATCTATATAAGGAGCTATATATCTATTATGAACAGCTTCTTTTCCCGCACCAGACCAAGAACCATTAGCACGACAATCATGATTTCCTATAACATTCCATACAGGCTGCATACCATTATTGTTCCAAAATGTAAAAGGATCAGCATATTCTGTAGCTACACTGTCACCTACATGGATAGCAAAATCTATATAAGCATTATAATAATTTTTTACTTCCATAAATTCTTTTGCAGTAGCAGAATTTCCATGAATATCAGCACAAGTTAGAATCTTTAAATACGTACCACTATTAGCGTTTAATGAAGCAGTAGCTACATTTTTAAGAACTTCTTTACGATATAAAAGTTTTTCATTAGGAGCATTCATAGCATCCTTTACATCTCCAAGAAGATAAATAGAAGCAGGAGTCATATTAAGTCCATTATTGTAGGTATATACCCATAAATAGACCCTTCCATCTCCATTACTAGGAATTGTAAATTTATCTGTTGTGTTTGCAGGAGTTTGAATAAGTTTTTTTCCAAGTAATTTAGAAGAATGGTTTCCGTCAGTAGTTATAATGCTAGGACTAAATACAATTCTTGAAAAATAACTACTATTAGCTGTAATAGAAAATCTTCTACCTACATAATCTGTAACATCATACCAATAGCCATAATAACTAGGATTTGAGGTTCCTTTGTTATAATGTGTTTCATCTTTAAAAAATCCATTTGATTTTGTTCTACTTCCAATTAAACTATTCAAAGTAGCCACCTCTGTAGTAACAGCATCAGACAGTATATCTAATGCATCTTGAACATTTTCAGCGTCTCTTCCAGATTTAATATTATTATAACTAGTTCCTTTTGCATAAAGACTATCAACTAATCTTTCTGCTGGAAGTTTTGTTTTAACAGTAATAATACGAGTAGTATCATTTATTCCTAAAGCATATAAAGCAACTGCATTATTTGGAGCCTTAAGCCAAGAAGATTCTTCTCCACTTATAATAACATTTGAATATCCAGTAGCATATTGAGGAGCACCAGACATCGACATAGATGACATAAAGGCATATTCTGTATTAGGTGTTCCTTTAATTTTATAATACTTTCCTGCTTCTATTGGAATAAGATAAGCATTTATAGTATCAGTTGCTGATTTCCATAAAGTTCCACTACTTCCTATATAATTTCCACAATAGTCTGGAAGAGACATAAGTATTTCTGCATTTATATGATTATGGATATTGTCTGATACAGTTATAATTGATGCTAAAGTATCAACATTATCTATTTCATCAAATAATGCAGATAAATCGTTATTACTAAAAGTACTTATATTAGTCCAACTGCCTTCATTGTAAACTCTAATTATTTCAGTTCCATTGGTATAACTAGGGGTTATAGTTACTCCAGAATCAGAAGAAACTGTAATTGTAAATGGGTCCGAAATAGCACCTATAGTTGAATGCACAAAAGTTACTGCGGAACCATTTGCACTTCCACTCCATTCAGAAAATACAAGTTCTGCAATAGTTTCTGCTAATCTTTCATCTGTAGATTCAGAAGTTATGGGAACACTATATTCCTCATCTCCAACTTTAATTGTTATTTCTCCCTCAGTAGGATTATCTACAGAAATATTTAAAACTTTTGAAGCAAATGTACCTCTTGCATAATCTCCATCTGTGTAATTCGTATCATCTCCAGTATATTCCGTTATAGCTTTTTTAGCTTGATATGTAAGATTTGCATTATAAATTTTAATATCACCTACAGCAAGATTTTCTGTGTTTTTTAATTTTGCTACATTTTTATTTACTACAAGAATACTACCATCTTCTGATTTTAATATTTCCCCTATATGGTAAATAGTATTAAGCTTAATAGGCAAAATACCATCAGTCAAATAGTCTGTTCTTTTATATAAAATGTCAGTATTATCTTTTACAGTTTTACATAGTTTTGCCTTTAGGCGTGGAGTATCGATTTTAATATTATTAATCGCATAATTTCTTGCATTACTAACATACAACTTAGTAGCTCCTTCTGGAACATCATACTCATAGTATGTATTATTATTTGTAGCAGCTTTTAATACTGAACCTATAATAAACCCATTATCGTCAGTAAAATATGTTCCACCATAAGCAGATGAGGGTATGCAATAATTTATATAAACTTTCGAATATTGTGTAACATCTACAGGATTTACAACACAATAGTTATTAGTACTACTTGATTCATTTATGGTTATGACTCCACCTGTGGCTGCATAAATGTGTCCACTATTTCTTCCACTTAGTGGAATAGATATAATTTCAGTATAATCGCCTACTCTTTTTAAAATGTCATCATCAATATGAGATTCTGTAGTATTTTGAGCTACAAATCCATTATTAATAGTTGAAAGGTAGTTAGCATCAACACTGTCCCATATAGGAGCAGCAGCATAGGCACTTACACTAGTAACAGGAGTCCATGTTTCTCCATCAAATACGTTAACTCGTCCATCAATTAAAGCGTAAGCACCTTCTGTGTATGTAGTACTTTCATTATAGTTTGATACAGCAGTATTAGCAACGTAAGTAATAGAGCCAACAACTCTTGCATCTCCTACAGCTACAGGCTCATCAAGCATCATATATCTTATAGGCTTAACAATCTTTAGAAGCTGTTTATCTGTAGTTTTAATAAATTCGCCTTCTCTATAAACTTGACCAACAGCAAGAGTTCTTAAGTCTCCAAGAAGGTAAGCATCAATCTTCTTATTAGAACCTCCCTGTGCATTGGAAGCCCAGTACTTATTATTATAATAGTATACTGCAATTACTTCACCAGCTTCCCAGGTATTTTCAGCATTAACAGAAGCACCATTATACATCAGTTCCTTAGCAGCAGCATTACCTACTTGCAATGTTACACCTGATGGAGCAGTATTAGCTTCATCCATCTCTACCTTGAAATGACCTCCAAGTGTAAGGGTATAGGCAGAAGCATCAGTTCCTGTAGCTGCTTTTGCTGGAGTAGCAGCTGGAGTTGCACAAGCATAATAGCTTACCTGAGGGTCAAGATTACCAATGTCATAAGTAGCCATTGTATATCTCTGGCCATTATAAAACATATAGTCAGTATAGGTAGTTTCACCTGTTACTCTGTATATAACTCCCTCATTTCCTGTAATAGGTGCAGTATTCTGAATAATAATATCAGTTCTTGAGAGGCCTTCATAAGTTTGCCTTAATGCTTCAAGTGCATCAGCAGAAGCAATGTCTACTCCTTGAATTGTGAGGTCAGTAATCTCACCGTTGCTCTGTATTATTTGATACTGAATATGGTCTGTGGGATCCATATCAGAATGCTCAGCATTAATATTGCCTATTGCATCTGAAATCCTCTGGTCTACTGAACCCCCAGTGCCTACAGCATTCTCAAGACTCTTGATTCTACCAGATAAGGTATCTTCAGTAGTATCAGTACCTATCTCATTCTGGATAGCATCAATATTATCAGCATTATTCTGTACAGCTTCTGCTATACTAGGATAGTCCTCACCTCCTTCAGAATAAATGGTAAGCTTTACATTACCATCCTCAGGAAGATATGTTTTTGTACCACCATTAATAGTAATACTCTTGACAGTATCAGGCATCTCATTCTCAAGACCCTTAATCCTATTATCATGCTCACCATTAATAGTCTCTTGGCTTTTGAAACTACTCTTGTCACCCTCAGTGACCTCTTCAAATACTGCTTTAGTAGAAGTAACTGGATAGATAGTAGTCTTATCAGTTCCTCCTACAAGCTCATTGTTCTTTAATTTCTTAATATAGCCCATAGTTATAAAAATTAAACTATGCAAAAATAGCCATATTCACCCGTAGGCTACAGCATCTAACTGTCTTCATAAGCTAATATTAGAAGTTAAGTAAAACATCTAAAAAGACTGGCTAATCACTTCTTCTAAGCCCCTGTCTCTTTTCTCAAGTTATTAGGCCCCATAGTTAAACGGATATAACAAGTCTCTTCTAAAGATTTATTCCAAGTTCGATTCTTGGTGGGGTTACTAGTGTTAATCAAGGGCATAAGCCCATAATTATTAATCTTTTAAATAATATTTTTATGTCAAAAAACCGTATTTGGACTTCTCAGGAAGATGCAACAGTTGTACGCTATGTAAAGGCAAGACCTCAGAACCTTCACAAATGCTTTGTAATGGTAGCAGAGCAGATTGACCGTACTCCTGGGGCAGTAGCAAGTCATTGGTACACTAAACTCTCTAAAGACCCTGACAATCTCTGTTTCTTCACAGCATCTACAAAGCATGTGTCTAAGAATCGTAAGAATGGTGCAGGTGTAGCTACTAACAGAAGTATCTGGCGCAGATTATTGAGCATTATTAAAGGTATCTAGTATGGTTTACATATCAGATTTACAACAGCTGGTATCCCAATGGACAGAGCGTATGAATACTAATCAGCCTCAGTCCTATAAGGATGCTCTTGGAGAATGTATCTATGAACTCAACTGTCTTATTAGTAAGACTCTCTTGGATGAAATGACAGAGCAGGATGCTCTTGACTATCTTATGTCTCAGGAAGCAGACAGTTATCTCTCAAGTATGGAAGCCCATGAAAGTGTGGCATAAACTTTACAGCAGGTCATCGTTCTATGATGATTCAGAACTCCCAGAAATCTGGTACAGTTAAATTATAATTATTAATATGTTTTACATTACTAAGAAACAGATATTTGGAACTCCAAAAGGAGATCTTATTATGTTCTATGATGATAATGGGCATTTAAGGAGTGCGAAGAGTTCCAAAGTAAAAATCATCTCTGATGAAAAAAAGCAAAAAGCTGCTGAACTCATGGTACAGATATGTCAACATTGGACGAAGAAAGGTCTATCCACATCGGAATTCTTCACAAAAATAACTTCAGATAAAAATAACAAAAAAATCTGAGAGGCTGCAACAGGTTTGTAAGAATCTCTAAAGGTCTTTCTAAGCTTGTTGCTGCTTAGTTATATTACATTTATCTTTGTACTATATATAAAATTTAGAACAATGAAAAAATTAAATGCAACTATGACTTTAGAGCGGCAACAGGCCCTTCAGAATAGATTGGTAGAACTTGTTAGAGAGCAAAAGTCAGGTCATCAAATAGCTAATGAGCTTGGTATAAATTATACAACAGTTCACAGATGGCTTAGAAAATTAGGATTGAATCTTCCAAATTTTCACAATGAACTCAAATTTGATAACACTGTCTTTGATATTATTGATACTGAAGAAAAAGCTTACTGGCTCGGTTTTATGTATGCTGATGGATATGTTTCCAAAAAAGGAAACACTGTAGAATTAGGCTTGAAGGAAGAGGATAGAGGACATCTGGAAAAATTTAGAATGTTTCTTAACAATAGAAATGAGGTTAAGCTTGGAAAAACTAAATACGAAGGAAAGGAATTTTCACGTTGTAGATTAGTTATGACAGATAAGCACTTTCATGATTCTCTCATATCAAAGGGATGTATTTCTAATAAATCTTTAATTCTTAAATTTCCAGATACTTCTATTTTTGCTTCCGACAACCTAATTAAACACTTTATTAGAGGATATATAGATGGAGATGGTTCTATATATGTAGGACAAGGATATGCATATTTTAATATTATTGGTACGAAAGAATTTCTAGATGGTATTATTCAATATTTTCCAGAAATTAATTTTCATAAATACCATAAGGATAAAAGACATCCTGATTCTAACACATTCTTCATTTTAATCTCTGGTAAAGATTCAGCACAATTTGGAGAATTCTTATATAATGATTCTACTATCTACTTACAAAGAAAATATAATAAATTTATAGAAAACAAATATGACGAGAGAGAACATTTTAAACGAATGCATACATTCTCTGACAAAAGGAAACTGTATTATGCTAGAGCTACCAACAGGCTTCGGCAAAACAGCATTGTCTCTGAAGATGTGCAATTACCTACTAAGTAGTAATTGGTACAAAAATGCATCAGAAATTAATATTCTCATTCTTGTTGCAAAAAGAGTTCATAAACAAACCTGGAAAGAAGAAATACAAAAATGGGGAGGTATAAATCATCCTACCTCCCCTATTAATATATGTATGGAATGTTATGAATCCTTACACAAACATTGCAATGAGAAATGGGATATAATTCTGATGGATGAATGCCACCATATAGGCAGTGAACTCAGGATAGAAGCCCTTAAGACCATTAACTACGGCTATATGATAGGTCTTAGTGCTACTATTCCATTGAAGATTAAGCAATGGTTCAAGTATCATTATCATGCTCAAGTAGTTTCCTGTGACATTATTGAAGCCATTGATTCTGAAGTACTCCCTGAACCTACTATACTGCTCTTTCCCTTACAGCTTGAGAACACAAGACTCTCCGAGACTATAGAACTCAATCCTAAGGCTAGTGGTCCTATAGTATATGGAGAATATAAGGATATATGGAAGTATAAACGTCAGAAGTCCCATGCTATCCTTAAATGTACTCAAAAGCAGAAACTGATGGATTTAGACAAGACTATCGAGTGGTATAAGGATAAGTATATGCAGTCCCGCAATCCTGGATTAAAGAATTCCTGGTTATTCCTTTGTGGTAAGCGTCTTGAGTTCCTCTCTGATTGCAAGCTACAGTGGGTGAAGCTTATCCTTCACCATCTGGGTAAAGAACGTACTATAACCTTCTGCAAAGCTATTGCCCAAACAGAACAGCTAGGCAAGAACTGCATCCATTCTCAAAATAAGAATGCTGCTAAGATATATAATGATTTTAATGCTAAGCGCATCAATCACATCACAGCAGTAAATATCCTTAATGAGAATGCCAATCTTGTAGATTGTAAATATGCAATCTTTGCCAATCTCTCTTCTTCTGAGATTGTTCAGGTACAAAGAACTGGGCGAGCTCTTCGCCATAAGTCTCCTGTAATCATTTTCCCATACTATAAGGGTACGAGGGAAGAGGAGATTATTACTAAGATGCTGGAAGGCTTTAATACAGATTATATCAAAACCATTCATTCAATAAATGAAATTTAATTATGACACAAAAAGAAAAGTTAGGATGCGCAAGGATACTTGCCATGACTGTAAAAAGCATTGCAGCAAGTCTCAGGTTTGATGCTAAGGACTATGATTGCCAATTCCCATTAGAACATGCTAAAAGATTGGAACAGGCAGCAGATGAATATTTAAATCTTAAATAATTAAACTATGTTTCAGGTTGAAGTATACCACCATGACAAGGATATTGTTCGTGGTGACTTAGAAGATAAGCTTGAACTCCTTGAGAAAGAAATCTTCAATACCCGTAAGTCTGCTAAGGCATACATTGAAAGATGCTTGTCTGGTAAGCCTAAAGATATGGTAGACAGATTCTATCGTAAGGGAGATACAAGCACTTGTTATTACTTCACTGGAGTTACATGGCAGCATGAAAACTCTGGCGAAATGATGGAAGAATATTATAAGTACATACTCAGTAAAGTAATACCAAAGTAATATGAAACTCTCAGTTAATACAAATGTCTTGAAGAAATACAATCTTTCTTTAGGACACTTTTTAGTGTTGCTGACTAGCTACTATGGCATTGACTGTAACAAGATTCAGGAAGAACTCATGGAAATGGGAATAGCAGAGAAAAATCTGTTCAATGAGTTTCCTCCCATTATATCAGACAATACAAAGAATCTTATAGCCAAAATATTAGTAGAGTCAGATGATAAGCTCCAATCTTGTCCTATCAAGGATTTTGAAGCCTTGGCAGAAACCCTACAGCAATTCTTTCCTGAAGGCAAAAAGCCAGGTAAGACATATTCCTGGAGAGGGACAGTCGAGGAGATAGCTCAGAAACTTCGTACTCTTGTAGTAAAGTATGATTTTTCTTTCACTCTCTCAGAAGCTATGGAAGCAGTAGATGAGTATGTCTCATCCTTTACACATCCATACACCTATATGCATACTCTTCGTAATTTCCTCCTCTATACCAAGAAAGAGAATGGTAAATATGAGATGGAAAGTCAGTTCATGTCTATAATTGAAAACAACAGGGAAAACAATAGAGACGTTGAATCTGGAGGAGATATAGGGGACTTAGAAGATGCATTAGGCTAAAACATTAAAGTAATATGAAGATAACAATTGATGAAAAAGTATGCTTGAAGCATAAAATGACTCCTGTGGAAGTCTTCTTTGCTTTAGCTGTAAGAGGCTCTGACAGCCCAATGGGAGAACTTCTTAATATGGAGAACAGGGAAATTCTTGTCAAGGACAGAGATGTCTATAAAGTCACTCAGCATTGGTCTGATGTGCTTGATGAGGTTCTGGCAGAATCAGGTGGATGTACTATGAGTGATGAAGAGTTGAAGACTCTTGCCAAGAAGATGATTGATGCTTATCCTCATGGGGCAATGATAATAGGAGGAAAGCCTACAACTTACTATTTCCAGTGTAATAACTATGAGGTAAGGGCTAAACTTAAATCATTCTTTGCTCGCTATGGAGAATATCCCGAAGAAGAAATACTTGATGCTGAAAGAAGGTATGTAGCAAGATGGAAAGGTAATTATCAGCAGACAGGCTTCCGTCAGTTAAAGTATTTTATCTTCAGGAAAGACAAGGATACAGGAGAAATAACCTCTCCCCTTCTTGATTTCCTGGAAAATAAGGATAATGAGGAAGACATTCCTAGTATTAGTATTGATGACCTAACAACCAGAATGATTTAAAATGAATCTGTTTGAACAAGTAAATAAAAAGAATGAGGAAAGAGCTAGAAGACTGGCTGAAGGCAAACTGAATTGTATTCCCATTCCTTTTAAAAGGTTTAGAAGTGTCTACCCAGGATTTGAGCAGGGTAAATATATCATAGTTACTGCAAATCAAAAGATAGGTAAGTCAAAATTAGCAGATTTCCTTTTTGTATATGAGCCCTTGATGTACATGCTTGATAAGAATCCAGAACTAAAACTCAAGATTCTTTATTTTACTTTAGAGATGACTGCAGAAGAAAAGATGAATGAACTTCAGTGCTATCTTCTTGGTAAATTGGATAGGATTCGCATAAGTACAAGAGAGCTAAGGAGTGTAGATAAGATACGAGACCCTAGAATCAGTCAATTATTAAACTCTGACAGATATCAAAGATATCTTAAGACCTTTATGAATATACTGGAGTTTGATGAAACCAATAAGAATCCTACTGGTATCAGAAAGAAGATTGAGAAATTTGCTTTGGATAATGGACATGAGAACTATATAAGGCCCCCAAAGATTGACTCTATTACTGGAGAGAAACTGGATGAGGGAGAGATTGACCCTATTAATCCCTATACTCCAAATGACCCTGAAGAGTATAAGATAGTTATCTTGGATAATGCAGCAAATATTTCTTCAGAGTCTAATAAGCTTAGGGGAAACCTTGACACTCCTAAGAAAATTATTGAAGCAGTTTCAAAAGACCTTATTAAACTTAGAAACAGGTATAAGTTCATTATAGTCCTAATTCAGCATCAGGCTCAGGCTCAGGAAGGTATTGAGAATAGAAAACTAGGCTTAACTAAACCCACTTCAGATGGTTTGGGTGACTGTAAGACTACTTCTAGGGATGCAAACTGTGTAATAGGTCTCTATAATCCAGTAAAGTTCTTAAAAGAAGGTGATTCTCCTTTCTATAAGAAGTATAATATTGCAAGACTTAACAAGTCTTGTAGGTTCATAGAAATACTGGAAGACAGAGATTATGGTGCAGGAGGTTCTTGCATAGGATTACTGTTTGATGGTGCAATAAATACCTTCCAAGAGCTCCCATTACCTGACAATCCTGCAGCCTTAGAACCTTTCTATAGATATGCTGAGAGTATTGATGGACTCATACCAGATGATTCCTTAGAACTCACCAATCCTTAGTAACCCTCTTTAATCATCAAATCATAATTTTAAGCAAGCTAGCTGTCTCTCTTGGGGCAGCTATCTTTGCATTCACTAACAATTTATAAAAGAGTAGAAGTAAATGAGTAACATTGTGTTGCCTACAGAACGTAGGAAAGCAACAGACTACAACCCTAGGTTGATGGTCTTGTTTGGTAAACCCAAGTCTGGTAAGTCATCCCTTATGGCTTCCTTGGACAATAATCTTATCATTGACCTGGAAGATGGCTATAGGTCTCTTGATGTAATGTGTGTTAAAGCAAAGAATGCCAATGACATCTATCAGATTAAGGCAGCTATAGAACAAAAGAATCATGAAAATGGTGATAAGCCTTTCTATAGATTTATCACTATTGATAATGCTACTAGACTTGAAGAGATGTCTTTAATTGTTGCAGCTGGCCTTTACAGAAAAACCCAGATGGGAGCCAATTTTGGATTTAAGAAAGACAGTATTGGTAATATTCTGATAGAGAATGGTAAAAAGGTAATTGATCCAAAGGCTGATGTAAGACAGCTCCCTAATGGCGCAGGATATCTCTATACTAGGTTGGCCCTCAAAGAGATGATTAACATGTTTAAGCCTCTTTGTGATACCTTGATTCTTGTCTGTCATGTAAAGGACAAGCAAATCCGTAAAAATGATGAGGAAACTACTGAAATGGCAGTAGATTTGGCTGGTAAGACTGGTGATATCATCTGTGGTGAAGCAGATGCCATTGGCTATGTATCCAGACAAGGTAATAAGACTATCCTAAGTTTCAAGGGTGGTGATAATAATATCAAAGGCTCTCGCCCACTCCATCTTAGAGAGAAAATATTTGAGGTTGCAGAATCTGATGAAGAAGGCAATCTCAAGGTAGATATGTCTAAGATATTCCTCGATAAACAGTAAAGTATGTTGCTAGGCAACTTAAAGAAATAACATTATTAACTAAAAACAAAAATTACAAATGGAAAAAAGAATTTCTTATTCTCAGTTTCAGCAGGTAAAGAGTGCTGCTAAGATGATTGACCCTCTTCAGCGTAAGATGGCTCCTGTAAAGGCTAAGATTGAAGCCTTGGTATCAGAGCTTAAGAGCTATCAGACTCAGGTAAATGCCCTTGAAGCAGGTATTGTGTCAGTATTTGGCTTCCATGTAGGAGACCTTATCAAGAAGGTTATTGAGCCTACTGGTAAGACTGACCCTAAGACTGGCAAGCCTGTAATGGTCACTAAGTATCTGCCTACTGATATTGTCTCTTATGATGAGCAGAAGAAGCAGTATGTCATTACTACTGATACTGAAGAAGACACTATTGTTCCTCCTACTGTAGAAGATAATCCAGGCTCTGATTTTGATGCAGATGCTGAGCGTGAAGGAGCTGAAGAGCCTGTAGCAGTTGAAGAAGAGATATTTCACCTTTAATAATCACATAAACATTAATAATAATGAGCAAAGAAATTAATGCATTCAGTTTTCTTACCATTGGTGAGACTGTAGAAACTAAAAGTACAGAGTTCAAGCGTTACATTGGATTAGGCCAGTCTGATATTATTGCCCTCAATCCTACCAAGAAGCAGCTTGAAGAGATTTATGGCCGTGAAGTACAGAATGAGCCACAGTATTTTGGTACTGATGAGCAAACTGGTGTAAAGTGGGCACGTCTTGATTTTATTGTAAAGACTATTCCAGAGGCTTGTAATGGTATTGATATTACTTCTCATGCTACCTTTACTATCAGAGGTGAGAAGTATGCCAGTGCTGATGGTTCCAAAGTAAGGGTTATTGATGCCTATGGTAACTCTATCTGGATGTCTGCTGAAGATGCAAACAATCACAAGCAGCCTACTCTTTCTTCTGGTGGTAATGCTAAGATTGCTCAGTATCGCATTGCCTATAAGGGAGAGCCTGAACTGGTAGATTTCCTCCGCAAGTATCTCCAGATTCCTAGTGCCTTTGAATATGTCAATGGCTCTTGGCTCCTGAAGAAGATGAAGCATCTCAGTGAGCTTACTAAGGAAGAGGCTGAGAAGGATGATGTTCCTGTATATGAGAAGTACATGCTTGCCTTTGATAAGAATGACTTTGATGGTTTCTTCAAGAATGATACTGCTGCTCTGTGGACTGAGATTCAGAAAAAGAAGAAATTGAATCCTGGTCTTGCTATTACTCTCCTCTATGGTATCCGTACTAACAATGAAGGAAAGCAGTATCAGAATATATGTACTGGATTTGATACTGTCTTGTACAAGAACCCTAATGCCAAGGCTATTGCAAAGCTTGAGAAAGACATTGTAAGGGCTAAGCAGAGTGGACTGTATTCTAGCATTGATTACCGTGTACAGGAACTCCAGGAATATTCTGTAGAACCTACCAACCTGGAAAAGCCTGCAGAAAGTGACCTTCCTTTCCCATCAGGCAATGAAATGCCCTGGGATTAATAGTATTTCATGGGAGCATAGGGGAACACAGGGGAAAATTTAACATTCCCCTAGGGGGAATTACTCTCATTTGCTCTCAAATGCTCTCATTTCTAACCCTTTTTAGTGATATCTTATGATAGTAGGCAAAACATCATCCAGCATTTCAGTCTCAGAACTGTTTGAAAAGTATTCTGAAGTCCAGATACTCACAACAGTATTTCCTGAGATAACAAGTATCCCATGTAAAATCTCTTCTCCATTCAGGACAGACAGTAATCCTTCTTTTGGTATATACCTTGATAAAGATAAACACATCCGATATAAGGACTTTGGAGAGAGTGAAACCAAAGGTGGACTGCTTGATTTACTCTGCAAGAAATGGAACTGCTCCTTCCGTCAGGTATTTGATAAAATCCTGGAAGTGATGCAGCATAGTGAGAAGGACATTTCTCCTTCTGTCAAATCCAAGCAGATTAAGGTACTTACCCGTAAGGAAACATCTGAACTTACAAAGATTCAGGTGGCTGTCAGGCCTTGGAGAGACTATGACTATCAGTATTGGGAATCCTATGGAATAGAAAAGCAATGGCTCAAATATGCTGAAGTATACCCTATCTCTCATAAGATTATCACTAAGAAGGATAAAGAAACTGGAAAATCCAACAAGTACATCTTCCCTGCAGATAAACATGCCTACTGTTTTGCAGAAAGAAAAGACGGGAATCTTAGCATTAAGATTTATCAGCCATTCAATAAGAAGTATAAGTGGTGTATGAAAATGGATTCATCAGTTATCTCCTTATGGACTAAGGTTCCTGAATATGGTGACAGATTAATCATTTGCAGTAGTCTGAAAGATGCCCTTTGCGTCTCCTGCCAACTACATATTCCTGCCATTGCACCTCAGGGAGAAGGCTATGGCATTAGTCAGACTGCTGTTAATGAACTTAAGAGAAGGTATAAGAAGGTATTTATCTGCTATGATGTGGATGCTCCAGGCATAGAAGATGCCAAGAAACTCTCTAAACAAACAGGCTTTCCTTATATTGTGCCTGACCTAAAGGGAAAGAAGGACTTCTCCGACTATTTCAAGTCCCTTAAAAACAAAGAAGATTTCAAACATTTAGAAACATTATTTCATTAATTATTAAAACGTTTTAAACATTATGGAAAATCGCACTATTCTTATTGCTAACAACAAAACTCAGCGTCGCTACAGTATTGAAACTAATGCTACCACTCTTGGTGAGCTTCAGGATCAGATGACTGCTCAGGGTATTGACTTCTCTGGTATGACCTTCACTGAAGGTATTTCCAAGACTCAGTTGCTTACCCGTGACTCTCTTCTCCCCACCAATGTAATGTATAAAGGTAGTCCTACTAACAACCTTGTCATGCTGCTTACCAATCCTAACAAGCAGATTGCTTCAGGTGCTATTGGCCGTAAGGAAGCCTATGCTATGGTGAAAGCTTATGGTCTCCAGCAGGCTATCCTTGATGGTGAGGGTGAGAACTATACCCGTGTGAAGACTGATGTGCTGGAAGAGTACATTGAGCAGTGTCAGAACATCAGGAATTCTTCAGCCAATGAGAAGGAAGAAGTGCTCTCAGCATCTCCTGAGAGTACAGGTATCAGACCAGTAACTGCTCCTCATGCCAATACTGTCAACTGGATTTATGATGGTATTAAGGCTCTTCTTGCTGATGGCACATTCTTCAATGGAGATGTATATGTCCTCAATGAGCTTATCACTGAGCTCTCCCACAGGCTCTATGAAGCCACACCGTCTATCACAGATGCTGACATTGATGATATGTTGGCAAGTCTCCAAGGTTTTCGATTTTAATGGAAGGCAGGGATTAGTTTCTCTGCCTTCTTTATTTTAGTTTTCAGCAGGCTGTTGCTATGCAATGGCTGTAATATTAATTTATATGCTGTATACAATTAGTGAACTACGTCAGAAACTGTTTGGTCCAGTATATGATGTCTATGAGGTATTTAAGAACTTCTATGGTGAAGAGTTTACTGACCTTCAGGGAATACCATCTGATGAGGAATTGTCTGATATGCTAAGAGTCTTTTGGGATATTCAGCCTGTTGGATCTGATTCTTATGAATTGGATGATGAGGATTATACAACACTCAAGTCAAGGTATGATAATACCAGAGCTATTATCATGGTATGGTGGCCTTCTGTAACTGTCTCTAATGAAAATGACAGGTCTATTCTCATTCATGACCTATATGCCAGGGTAGACCTTACACCTGATGGAAGAATCCCTTATGAAATGACAGGATTTAAGCTGAATAGAACTACTTTTACTGATGTTCAGTTTGAGTCTGGCTACATTCATTCTCATGTACCAAGTAGATGTGGATTGCCTAATTTCCAGAATCCTTGTCTTGGCAGGGGACCTATCAGGAACACTATTGCTGACCTTAAGAATAATTATGAAGAAGCACTATGGATGCTTTTTTGTCAGGAACTTTCTCTCTATGTCACAGTAGAGTCTCTTACTGGTGGCCCATACATAAAACTGGAAGAAGTATCTAATCTTCATAGAAGCCTTACCTATTCTAATTTTACGCTTGGTTCTTATGGAGACATCAAGTCTTACATTATTAGACGGTGTGAGAATAACCATATTAATTTTGAAGAAGCACTTAAGGACTTTACCAAGTATTATATTTCTCAAGGCACATTTCCAGTTAGCTATACCAATGGCGAATATATATGTAGTCTTTCTTATTTTGACTATATGATAAGCATTTCAAATGCCTTTATCTCATGGTTCAATATGAAAGGCAGAAGGAATATGCTGTCCTTTATAAGGGAATATATTGTAGAGAAAGTTGTTGCAAAGGAAGGAAAGTTCTATCGTTTAGGCTCTAGCACATCAAGGTCAAGCTCTGATACCTATGAAGGTCAGACAGTCCTTACATTCAAGGGTAATGATATTCCTCTTCGTATCATACATACTGATTCTGAACAGGATACTCATACTGTCACTTTGCTTGACCATGATATAGCAATGTGTATATATACTGGTATATTGAAAATCATAAACTATCGTTATAAAAATGAACACCATAACACCAACCCAGGCAGAACCTCTGCCCAAACTTATCAAACAGTCCGCTACTTATAAGCTCTTTGTTCCTGCTAAGGTGGAAGAGAAAATCAGGTATCTGTGCAGGAAATTTCCTTCTCTTGAATGGTCTGGCATTCTCTTCTATACTCATACAGGTGACTTTGAGAATAATAACCTTGAAATCCATTGTGAAGACATCTATCCTATGGATCTAGGCTCTTCCACTTTTACCAAGTTCAAGAATGATGAGACTATTGCCAGCTATATAGCAGATAACATTGAGCTGTTCAACTGTGATCAAGGGCTAATTCATTCTCACAATAGGATGAACTGCTGGTTTTCTGGAACAGATACCTCTACTCTCCAGAGTGAAGGTAATGACACTAATTGCTTTGTATCTCTCATTGTCAATAATGAAGGTACTTATTGTGCTGCTATTACCCGTAAGGTTCAGGAGAAGAAGAATGTCATTACAGAGTATTTAGGTTCTTCCTATGAATTCTTTGGTGATGGTCCTAAGTCCTTAACTGGAGGAAATGTAGGGAGAGAGGAAGAGGTAGATACTACTTCTATTGAATATTTCATGCTTGATGTAGAACGTGAGATAGTGGATAATCCATTTGATTTCCTTGACAAGAGGTTTGATGAGATTGAGAACCTCAAGAAATCTGAAGCAAAGAGTCAGGTATTCCTAAGCAATATCAATAATAACAGTCATATAGAAGATAAAGATGAAGACTTCTACAGCTGGATTCATTCTAACAGGAACAAGTCTGCTGAAATTAAGGAGTCTCTCTATGCTTCTCCTCAAGACTATTACAAAGAACCTACTCTCTTTGATGAAAAGACTATGAAGGATTTGGAAGTAACTGATGAATGGATGCCTGATGAGAAGAAGATTCATCATCTTGTGTGCCAGTTAATAGCTTGCTCTCTCATTGTCAATAAGGAGATTGACCTTAAGCAGTGGATAGTCCGTCACATGGTAAAGAAATATGATGAATTATTCAAGTGCCATAATAGTACCCAGTTTGACAATTGGAAGGAATATATCATTGAGTTTATGATTGGTCAGTATGATGACAGTGATGCTTCTGCAGAAGTACTTGATGAATTTGATATGTATCAGGCTAAGATAGCTACTGCTATGTATGATGAACTGTCAGAATATCCTACCAATCCTTATATTGAACAGTATAAAGAACAATTAACCCTTTTCATGTATGGTTAATAATATTGATGATTGGCTTAATTCCCTTGGATTGGATGATGAGCCACAACATCCCATTGAGACATCTATAATCCAAGCTCCAGAGCCTCCTGCTGAACCTCAACAGCCTACTACTCAAGAACTATCAGATAATGATTTTGATGATATTCTCCAAGGCTTAGGCTTTAATGAAGTCCAGGAAGCAGAGATTGTTGAAGATACTGAAGAAGAGGAGCATGATGAAAATATGGGTGAAGAAGATGATTTTGCTCAGGAAATGCCTTCTAATGATGCTGAAGCATTGCAGATGGAATACATTGCCAATCGCATAGTAGCAGCTGGAAGTAATCCTTATTCTACAGGAGTCCTTAACATACCTGTTCCTACTGAAGAGTCAAATTCAGAACCTGCTCCTCCTGCTCCAGCACCATTGATTGAGCCTAATTCTCCTACTCTCCTGATGAATGATGCTACATCAAGATTCTCAGGTACTGAATGGTTCAATGAGATTCAGAAGCAGAAGGTTATCATTGCAGGTATGGGAGGTATTGGCTCTAACCTAGCTTTCCAGATAGCAAGAATGAATCCAGAAGCTATGTTCCTCTATGACAATGACACTGTAGAGACAGTGAATATGTCTGGACAGCTCTTCTCTAGAAATGATATAGGGCGTACAAAGGTAGATGCTGTAGCTGAAAAGATATCTTCTTTTACCACTACTCAGCATGTCTATGCCTTGAATGAGAGATATACTTCTGTCAGTGAAAGAGGAGATATAATGATGTGTGGTTTTGATAATATGGCTGCAAGAAGAACTTTCTTTGATGCATGGTTAGGATATATAGAGTCTAAGTCAGAAGAAGAGAAAAAGCATTGTCTGTTCCTAGATGGCAGATTAAGTATTGACACTCTTCAAATCTTCTGCATCACAGGTAATGATATATATAATATAAAAAGGTACGCGGAGAAACATCTGTTCTCAGACAGTGAAGCTGATGAGACTGTATGTTCCATGAAGCAAACCACCTATCTTGCCTGTATGATTGGCTCTCTGATGACTAATCTCTTCACAAACTTTGTAGCTAACCTGTTAGACCCCATCATTCCCTATGACCTTCCCTTCTTCACTGAATATGATGCACAGAACATGATATTTAAAACTGAGAACTGATGGCACTTGATTATTCTTATACTGTATGTAATGCCTTTGAAGGAAATACCAGGCATTGTAGGATAGGATATAACAACCATTCTGGCAGAACAAAGACCACTGTTACAAAGTATATGGAGATTCCTGTCAATACTGATGCATTTGAGCTTCCCACAATGGCTTTCTCTGACTTTAGGGGCTCTGTAATTAAGAATCCCAGTATTGAAGCAGTTATAGTGCAGCTATATTCTAAAGGCTGTATTCCATATTATAAGACACTCAACAGGTATATGTGTGATGTTCTCCAATGCAGGTTTACTACAGACAGGTTGGTAAGTCTTCCTATACCTAACAGTGATAAAAAGTATTATGGAACCAATGGTGCTGTCTTTGATGAGGATTTCAATGTCCTGATGATGTTCTCATGGGAAATCAGTAGAAGGAATTCTGAGGTTCCTGGCAAATATATCTATTATCCTGTAAGACCTATCCTTAGAATCTCTCCTGAATGCTTTCTCTATCAGGATGACTCTATGACAAGATTCCTTACAAAGAAACTCATTGCTGAATCCCTGACTGTTCGTATAAACACTCCTTCAGAATTCTGGAATTCAGGTATAGATAATACCAGAACATGGAAAGTAAAGGCTGAGATAGATGAATGCCCTTTCCAGATTAAGTTTTCAGACACTCCATCAGTATCTATATCAGACAGTAGTCTTCTTCAGATAGTAAGTGACCATATTGATGAGCTGCTGTTATGACAATACAGGAATATTTTGGAGACTGGTCCAAAGTTATTGACCTGAAAGAAGCAGAAAGAATCCTAAAGAAACTAACAGCCTACCCTATCATCTGTCCTAATATGAAGGATATATTCAAGTCCTTTCATCTATGTCCTCTTAATAATCTTCGTGTAGTAATCCTAGGCCAGGACCCTTACAACAATCTTAAAGCCACAGTGCTTGATGGTTCTCCATCAAGAGTACCAGTAGCCACAGGTCTTGCCTTTGCCAATTCTCCTGATACTCCAGAAGATTCATATTCCCCGTCATTAGAAATCCTTAGGGAGTCTGTTATAGATTACTCCCTTCCACATGGATGTATTAACTTTGACGCAAGTTTGGAGAAGTGGGAAGCACAGGGGGTATTGCTGCTTAATGCAGCACTCTCCTGTGAAGTTGGCAAAGCAGGAAGTCACACTCTGATATGGAGACCTTTCATCAAGTCATTACTCACTAATCTCTCTAAGTATCACACAGGGATTGTCTATGTCCTTATGGGAAGTGTAGCACAGTCTTTTGAGCCTTACATCAATGCCCAGTTCAACTATGTCATCAGGATAAGACATCCTTCGTGGTATGCAAGAGAAAGAGCCAAGATGCCTTCTGATATCTGGAACCAGATAAACAGTATCCTTATTGGTCAGAATGGCTATGGCATAGAGTGGTTCCAAGAAGTATAACTTAAAATAAAGGTTTGTTTTTAATGAAAAAGTATTTTGTAAAAGAGACTGACGAGGAAATCCAGTTTGGTGATACTATCCAGCTGGACCTGACCAAGAAGACAAAACATGGTGTACACACTGTACAGGGCGAGATTAAGTTCTCTCCTGTGTCTCTGCCTCTACTTGTTGAAGTAGGTGTTATTGAGGCAAGGGAAGTAGAAGATGAAGAAATGCTTGACTTTGATGAAGAGCCTTGTGAAACTTTGGAAGCTCTGATGGAAGACTTTGATGCTCTTGAAGAGAGAGTGGATAAGCTTGAAGCCCAGCAGAAGAAAGTTCTGGGTAATCTTGATAAGGTAATGGAGAAGATGACTACTCTCATTGAGGTGTTCCAGGAAACTAAAACTACTAAGAAGAAGAAATGACAGAGAGAATCCAGAATCTTGGGGATAACAGATGCCTTGAATATAAAGGGGTTAAGTACAGATCTCAGCTGGAAGTTAAGACTGCTCAAGTACTTGATGAATTGAATATCTCCTTTAGTTATGAACCAAGGAAACTTATTCTTCAGGATGGATTCAGATGTCCATACCAGAAAGATAAGGTGAGAGCCTTGACCTACACTCCTGATTTCACCATAGGTCCCATCATGCTTGAATGCAAGGGCTTTGAAACTCCTGAGTGGAAAATCAAGAAGAAACTCCTCTTCAAGTATCTCACAGAGAATGAACCTGATATCATCTTTTATCAGGTACATGATGCAGGAAAACATCTTCTTGAAGCTCTTGACCCTCATCTTACCTATCTGGGTTTATGTGTAGAAGTTTCTCCAAAGCCTAAGTCTCGTTCTTCTGTTAGTAAACCTGTAAAATATGACTCTATCAGGGAAGCAATGGAAGAGCTAAAACTAAAAGGAAAGCCTATAGGAGCTATCCTAAGGTCTCTTACAGGAAAGACTCAGTATGTATATGGGTATAACTGGAAGTTAGTAAAAATAAAATTATAAAAATTTTAAACTTAAAAAACTATGGAACATTTTGAACATGTGCCAATTGCTGCAAATAATGGAAACAGGAATAACTCTGAAAAGACTTATGATTTTACAGAGAAGTGTGAAGAATTATTTAAACTGCTCTATGAAATGGAATCATTCTTTAGACCTGAATATAATAGCTTAAAAGTAAGAAAAGAGCAGTATCCTAAATTCGCTATTAAAATGAATTGTATTGCCACTATTGCCAATAAACTCAATGATAAAGAATCTCAAGAGGCAATAAAGGAAGGCTATCGCTTGTATATCACCGAAAATAAAAGACGTAGTCAGGCATAATGGAAGAGGAGTGGAGGGATATCCCAGATTTTGAAGGTTACTACCAAGCAAGCACTCTTGGAAACATCAGGAGTGTAGACAGGTGTATCAAATATAAAAACTCTGGAGTGGCTTTAAGAAAAGGTAAGATGTTGTCTCCTAAAGTATCTCATAAAGGATACTTGGAGACAGCTCTTATGAAAGAAGGTAAATATTACTATAAGAGAATTCACCGACTAATTGCTTCCACATTTCTCCCTAATCCTAATGGATATGAGTCTATTAATCATATTAATGAAATTAAGACTGACAATAGAGTAAGTAATTTGGAATGGTGTACAGATAGGTATAATAAAGAAGCTTATACAAGAAGTAGAATATCAGTTTATCAGTATAATCTTAAAGGAAAACTAGTTAAGATTTGGCATTCAATAACAAGGGCTGCCGAAAGTATAAATATGGATAAGACAGGTATTCAGCACTGTTGTAAAGGGAGTTTAAAAACTTTAGGTGGTTATATTTGGTCATATAAATCCCTTACACCAGAAGAAATTAGTAAAAGAGTTAATTGTGGCAACATCATGTCAGTGCAGCAAATAGATTCTAATGGTAATATAGTGCACTCTTATAAGAGTATTATAGAAGCTGCTAAAGCCGTTGGATGTAATCCTTCTGCTATAACTATGGCTTGTAATGGAATGCGTAAAACAATAAAAGGATATACATGGAGAAAGAATTAAAAGATATCAGTTGGCTAGTTGATGAGCCTACTTATCGTGCTGACCCAGCATTAAGTTATTCGACAATAGCAAGATATGAAAGAGAAGGTTTCGACAAACTAGATCATCTCTTTGACCACATCACAACCCCCTCTTTGGTAGAGGGATCTGCTACAGATGCTATAATAACAGGAGGAGAAGATGAATTCTATGCAAATTTTACTGTTCTTGATATTAATCTTACAGATGGAGGTAAAGATACATGCCAACAACTATTGTCTTTAAATCTCCCATTTCAGAGTTTTGAAGAGATTCCTGAAGAGATAGTATCTCAGGCTGCAAAAATATCTGGTTTTTGGCAGGCAGATAAATGGGATAAAGTAAGATATAAAAAAATCTTAGAAACAGGAAATATTGCTGAATATTACAATGCATCATTGCATAATAACAAGACTATTATTAGTGAAGATACCTTCCAGCAAGTAATTGCTATGGTAAGAGCCCTTAGGGAGTCCCCTGCTACTTGTGGATATTTTGCTGACAATGATGAGTTCTCCCCTGTAAAGAGATATTACCAACTTAAGTTCAAGGCAAACTTTGATGGAGTAAATTACAGATGTATGGCTGATATGATAGCTGTAGATTACGAAAAGAAAATAATATATCCTACAGATCTTAAAACTAGTGGAAAAAGTGAATGGAACTTTGAACATAGTTTTCTTCAGTGGTCATATATGATACAGGCACGTCTGTATTGGCGTATTATCAGAGCTAATATGCTAAAAGATAATTACTTCAAAGACTTTAAACTTATGCCTTATCGTTTCATTGTAGTCAATAAGAATACTCTTACTCCATTGGTATGGGAATTTCCACTAACCAAGTCAGTAGGAACTCTTGTAGATGACAATGGTAAGGAATATAGAGACCCCTTTGAAATAGGTAAGGAACTCCAGGGATATCTTGACTGTAAGCCTCAAGTTCCCAATGGCATCACTATGGAAGGTGTTAATACTATTAAGTGTCTCAAGGAGAAAATCTCGTAGTAACTGTTTAAACCAAATATGATATGTATGTAATAAAACGTGATGGCTCTAAAGAGGAGTTTAAATTCACCAAAATCAAGAATGCTATCCTAAAGGCTTTCAAAGCTTGTGGTGTAGAACTTACGGAGAAGGATTATCAGGCTATAGACAATTTCCTGAGAACTGCTGAACTATGTAGGAATGGAGATATTACTGTAGAAGCTGTTCAAGACCAGGTAGAAAAGTTTTTAGTAAGCAAGCCTGAGTGGTTTGACATTGCTAAGGCTTATATCCTTTACAGAGAGCAGCATAAGCAAGCTCGCCTAATCTCAGACAAGCTGAAGTATATTCACAAGTATACTGAGTCTAAGGAATCTGCTACCAATCTCTCTAATACAGATGATAATGCTAATTCTAATAAAAAGAATATGGCTACTCTGGAAGGAGAGTTGTATAAAGATACCAACAGAATTATTCAGCGTCAGTGGATGAAGGAAATGCTTGCAGAGATAGGTTCTCCATACAGGGACCAGTATCTTAAGGATTTGGAGCATCACATCTTCTACCAGCATGATGAGACAGGTGGTATCAAGCCTTATTGCTCTGCCTACACTCTTTATCCTCTATTGGTAGATGGTACAAGTAGTGTAGATGGCACAAGGAATAAAGCTCCTAAGCATCTCAGTTCTTTCTGTGGACAGTTCCAGAATCTTATATTCTTGCTCTCTGCCCAGAAAAAAGGTGCAGGAGCCTATGGTGAGTTCTTTAATTTCTTTAGTTATTTCTGTGAGAAAGAATGGGGAGAGAACTATTGGCAGAAGTCTGATATGGTAACCAGTGGGGCATCTCTTGAGTATAGGACTATAGGAGATATTATTGACCAGTATTTCCAGTCAGTAACTCATTATCTGAACCAACCGGCTGGCAATAGGGGTTATCAGTCTCCTTTCACTAACTTCAATGTCTTTGATAGCTATTACTGGCATATCATGTTTGATGATTTCACCTTCCCTGATGGTACTAAGCCTCATTGGGATGCAGTTAATTGGCTTCAGAAGAGATATATGAAGTGGCTGAATAAAGAGAGAACCAAGACTCTTCTCACATTCCCAGTTATGACTGTATGCCTTCTCACTGATGGCAAGGATGTCCTTGACAAGGAGTATAAAGACTTTGTGACTACTCAATGGGCTGAAGGAGACTCTTTCTTTGTATATCTCTCAGAGAATGCAGACAGTATCTCATCCTGCTGTAGACTCAGGAATGAAATCACAGAGAATACGTTCTCTTCTACTACAGGACTTACAGGTGTGCAGACAGGTTCTTGCAATGTGATGACCTTGAATCTTAATAGAATTGTTCAAGATTGGTTCAAAGACTTTTCTATAACAGAAAAAGAATTACCAGCAAAAGGAGGGAAAGAACATACATGGAAACCATCTTCAGGTAAAGTACTATGGGAAAATGCTCAAATAAATACTCGAATAAAAGACACACTCCTATGGCATCTTAAGTCCATTCTTGATAGAATCTATGACTATCAGAAAGCCTATAAGACAGGTCTCTATAAGTTAGCAAAGCAAGGTATGTTCCCCCAGGTCAATGCAGGATACATTTCCTTTGACAAACTCTATAGTACCATAGGTGTCAATGGCCTCAATGAAGCAGCAAGATTCTTAGGTCTTACAGTAGACAATAACAAGGACTATATGGACTTTGCTTCATGGATTCTTGGAATTATCAAGGATTGCAACAAGCAGCATTCAGAGAAGAAGTTTATGTACAATTTGGAATTGGTCCCTGCAGAGTCTCTTGGAGTTAAGAACTATAACTGGGATAAAGCTGATGGATACTGGGTTCCTAATGATGAAAACCTGTACAATAGCTACATCTATAATGCCCATGATGATACCTCTATTCTTGATAAGATAGCTATGCAAGGTGGTCAGATTGCCAAGTCTATTGATGGTGGGCAGGCATCTCATCTTAACTTGCAGGATAATCTTTCTAAAGAACAGTATGAGAAACTTCTTGAGTATGCTGTACAAGTAGGAAATTCTTATATCACCTTTAATGTTCCTCAGACTCAATGTGATGATTGTGGTTTTATTGCTAAGCATCCTTTTGATAAATGTCCTGAATGTGGGAGTAACAGAGTTACTCAATGGACGCGTATAATTGGATACCTCAGGCCCATTAAAGCATGGAGTGAAGCAAGACAAAAGGAAGGCTCTCACAGATATTTTGCTAAAAAAGAAACTATATGAAAAAGATACCTACAAAGTTAATATGCTACACTTCATCTGGATATACATGTTATCGTGGTATTAAAGGGTCAAAAAATGAGGCTATAAGTACCGCAAGAAGACTAATAGATGAAGGTTATGCCTTTAGTTATAAAATGCAAAAATTATGCTGAAATACCTCTATTGTAAGGAAATATTTAAGGAAATACCCAATGAAATAACGTTGGGTATTTCCATCTCTGGCTGCCAGATTCATTGCTCTGGATGTAATCAAAGGGAACTCTGGGAAGACAAAGGTACTCCCCTTGATGTAGAAACCCTATGTGGCCTGCTCAATCAGCATAATGGTATTACATGCCTGTTGCTATTAGGTGGGGAGCATGATATAGATGCTCTAACAGAACTGTTTATGTATGCTCATAAGAGAGTCAAGACTGCATGGTACTGTGGCTTGGATATAATTCCTAAAAAGCATTTAGGACTCCTAGAATACCTGGATTATCTAAAGACAGGACACTATGACCAAGAACTTGGAGGTTTAGATTCTCCTCATACTAATCAGAAGCTAATGAAGAAAGAAGAAGGAGAATGGGTAAATATAACTTCAATATTCTGGAACAATGGAAATCAAAGATGAAACTGGCTGCTGTGGATGCTTGCTTATGATAGCAGCATTCTGGCTTACTCTCATAGTAGCTGTAGGAGGCTACAAACTCTTTATGTATATATGTTATCTATAAACTAAAAACAATGACAATTAAAGTATTAGAAAAGACACCTGGATGCTTTCCTGTGGACTTTGAAATAGGAGACTGGTTTGACCTATTAACAGCAGAAGATATTAAACTCAAAGCTCCTCAAGCCCACAAGATGCATATCAGAAATAAAGGAAAACATGACTTGGCTGAGATAAGAACAAGGGATGTTGATTTTGACTTTACACTCATCCCATTAGGAGTTGCTATGGAAATGCCTAAAGGTACAGAGTGTCATCTCCTTCCAAGGAGCTCTACTTTTAAGAAATGGGGACTCCTTCAAACCAATTCTATGGGCATTATTGACAGAACCTATGCATCTGATAAGGATGAATGGAAGTTTCCTGTAGTAGCTACAAGAGATGTCACTATTCCTAAAGGCACAAGGATTGCCCAGTTCAGGGTAACATTATCTCAAAAGGCAAATATATTACAAAAACTAAAATGGCTCTTCTCTAGTGGAGTCAAACTCAAAGCAGTAGCTTCTCTTAATAACCCTGAGCGCAGTGGTTTTGGAAGCACTGGTAATTAATTAAATCTAAAATCTATTATGAAAAAGAACAACCATAATTCATTTCTCTCATTTTCCCTAGCTAAGGGATTCTCAAGTCCTAACATTCCTATTGCAACCTTCTATCAAGGTGAAAAGGAACTTAATTTTATTATTGATACTGGTTCAGATGACAATGTAATTGACAAAGATGCTCTTTCTGAGATCAATCATGGACAAACCCAGCCAAGAGGTACTCTGACAGGATTAGGCGGCATATATGAAGTAGAAGCATGTGACATAACTTTCCAGCATGAAAAGGATTCTTTTACAGAATTATTCATAGTATCCAACACTCTTAAGGATGCTTTTGACCACATGCGTAAATGCTATGGTATCCAGCTTCATGGAATGCTTGGCTCTAAATTCTTAAAGAATAACAATCTTGTATTAGATTTCAACGAACTTACAGCTTATAACAAAGCATGATTTATTTAATCACGGCTCAACAGGAACTCTTTGACAGGGATGATTTTACTATCATCTCTGTTGAGGAGTCTCTCAGGATTCTGGAAGGATTTACAAATCATATAATTCAACTGGATACTGAGACTACAGGACTTGATCCACATATTGATAAGTGTCTGTTGCTCCAATTTGGAAACATTGAAGAGACTATCCAGATAGTAGTAGATGCTTCTACTATTAATATTAAGGTATATGATAGAATTATTAGAAATAGTTTTATTGTTGGTCAGAACTTGAAGTTTGACTGTAAAGTCCTTTTTGCCCATGGTATTATCCTTCGCAATTGTTATGATACCATGACAACTGAACAAGTTTTATATATGGGCTATCCAAAGTTTATGGTGGGCTGTACTGAAGAACAGATGCTGCACTATTGTGAGTATACAGATAGTGTACCTGATTGGAATGATTTAAAGAAAAACATAAAGAAGAAACTTCTATATGCAAATATTCCAGATGTGGCAGCTTTTATCTATGAACACAGTGGTGCTGGGTTAAAAGCCTTATGCTATAGGTATTTAGGAGAGGAAATGTCTAAGGAAGTTAGGGAAGAATTTACCCAAGACTTAAATCATCTGGAAACTAGACATATCATCTATGCAGCAAATGATGTAAAACCACTCTATAGGATTATGCAAATGCAAACTAAAAGACTTCGGGAACTTGGGCTTATAAATGCAGCAAAAGTAGAATGTCTCTTTATACCTTCTATAGCCTATTATGAATGGTGTGGAGTTCATATGAATGTACCACTATGGCAGAGGAAAATGGCTGATGACTATAAGAAGATGACAGATGCTTTAGAGAAATTAAATCAATATGTAGTTGAATTTGGTGATAGCAGGTTTCTTAAGATTAATCTTCAAGGAGATTTATTTCTTGGATGGGACACTACCCCAAAGGCTAATATTAATTGGAACTCCAATAAACAAGTTATTCCTTTCCTAACTGCCTTAGGATTTAATTGCAGGGGTATAGACAAGAAAACAAAGGAAGAAAAGGATAGTATTGATACTTCTGTATTAGAGCCTCAGAGACATGTAAATCCAGAGTTCTATGATATCTATCTGGCATATACAGAATCTCAGAAGGTGTGTAGTACCTATGGTCAGAATTATTTGAATGCCATTAATCCTTATACTGATAGAGTTCACACAACCTTCAGGGCTTTAGGTACTGATACTGGTAGATTGGCTTGTGGCTCCCAAAAGCAGAATGAATCATTGGCAAAAATCAAAGGATTGCCTGTCACTAAAGAAGTAAAGGATACAAAGCTAAAATGTGCTTATCCGCAGCTTCAGAATCTACCCTCTGATGAGGTCACAAGGGCTTCTTTCTGTGCAGAAAAGGGTAATGTATGGATTTCTATAGACTATTGTGGTCAGGAATCTGTACTAATGGCAGACTTTTCTCAAGATACACATATGTTAGATGTATTCTTAAAAGGAGAAGATATGCATTCTACAGTAGCCTATATGATTTATCCAAATGAAATTCCTAGAGATATGCCTATTAAGGATATTAAGGACTTTTCAAAAGAAAATCATAAGAAAGGTGGAATTAATTACAGACAGGAAGCCAAGGGACCTGAGTTTTGTTTTGCCTATGCAGGTAATGATAGTACTTTAGTCCAGCAATATGGAATGGATCCACAGGTTGCTAAGGGTATTTATGATAACTATATGAAAGGTTTTCCTGGTATTGCCCAATTTCAAAATAAGCAAAAGAAGTTTGTAGTGGATAATGGGTATATCCTCATCTCTCCTGTCACAGGTCATAAGGCTTTCTGGTGGGATTGGAAATGGTGGAAGAAAGTTCAAGAATCTTATACTCAAGAATTCTGGGAAGAATACAGGAATTATCATAAAGGTACTGGAGATGAAATAGCAAAGAAAGTCTCAAGGCATTTTAAGGCAAAAACCAAATGGGAAAAGAATGCTTGTAACAGTCCTTTACAGGGGACAGGAGCCATAATCTTTAAAAGATTTAATAAGGTTCTTTTTGACTGGATAGTGGACAAGGGCTATTTTAACAAAGTCAAGTTTTGTATACCTGTACATGATGAGATAAATGTTGAATGTCCCGAAGAAATGGCTGAAGAGGTAAAAAATAAAATTCAGGAAGTAATGAAAAGTGAAGCACAGCCTTTCTTAAAAACTCTTACTCTTGACTCTGATGCTTCTGTCTCAGACCATTGGATACATTAAACTTAATAATTATGAAAAAGATATTCCTCACCAAAGATGAAGTAGAATCCCTGAAGAACTTCTGTGACTATAACCTTGCTGTAGGAGTAGTGGAAGTTACTCAAGACAAACATAGTGGTATAGGCTATTCTACTTGGGTACAAGTAAAAGACTTACCTGAAACCAGGACTGAAATATCTGACATTTACTCATGGTAATATGGAACTACAGTTGAATGAAACTCAAAAAGAACTCCTTCGTCAGGCTGATTTAAGACTGATGACTCTCTATATGCTCCCCGACATCTGTGAAGCACTACTGCAAGATATACTGGACTACCATAAGAAAGCAGGTGTCAGGGGCTTTAAGTTTAAACAAAAGAAATATTGGAATGCATTTCAGAAGGATGCCTATAATCTCCGTAAGGCAATGAAAAGTGATGATGAGCAGATTTCTGCATCCTATGCTGATATGTGTGATTTGATTCAGAACCTTATACTCCTGATTATTGACAGGTGTGGTAAGGATGATATGAACACTCTCATGAGATTTATAAGCTATATGAAATCTTTCCCTTCAAGAAGAAACATTGAATTAACAATCTAACATGGAATTCTTTAAGAAACTCAGGGAGAAATCCCAGTCAAGAAAAATGGAAGACATTCAGGAAAGGTCTAAGGAAGTAATCACCTTGACTGACTTTGGCTCTTCACTTTACATTGCCTATAATGGCACATCCCTTGTTGAAATAGATAAATCTTGGGCATCTGAAAGGATTATCCAAGAACTCTCTAAACTGCGTAAGAACTATATTAATTCAAATATGAACAGTAGCCACGGTGTTGCTGTATTATAATTATGCTAATAGAAGTAAAAGCTAAAGTCTCTAGAATCATTGATTCTAAGCTTAGAAAAAGAACAGAGACTTACCTGATTGACAAAGAACTCTATGCAGAGGCAGAGTATGCAGTAATGTCTAGCCTTGCCAATGAGCAGGAACTGGGTACTGTTGATTCTTCAGAGATTATATCTCTCAGACAGTCTCCTATCAAGGAAATCTGTGAGGATACAATGCCTGGTAGTACCTTCACCTTCATTGCAACTCTCAAGGATATCTTCCATGATGATAATGGTAATGAGAAATCCATGAGATATAAAGTCCTTTTATGGGCCAATGACCTCTCTCAAGCCAACCAGAGAGCACAGCAGTTAGCTCGCCAAGGCTATGACATGCAGATTGAAGGCATCAAGCAAGTAGAATATGAATACTTAACAGGGCAGGATAATGAGCAGGAAAGTGAAGATTAATCCTTATACAGGAGAAACATTGAAGGAACCTCTCATTGTCTATGAAGACCAGCCTCTGACTCCTGAGATGTTCTATGGTCTTGAAACTGTTAAGGCTCCTAAAGATAGTATGGTCAATAATCCTGTTCACTATCAGTCAATGGTCAAAGACCTTAACATTGATGCAATATCATGTATGAGAGCTGCCTTTGGAGATGATTGTGTAAAGGACTTTTGTATTTGTAATGCCTTAAAGTATATCTACCGTAATCAAAATAAAAATGGCAAACAAGATATATTAAAGGCTATATGGAACTTAAATAAATTCATGGAATTAGAAGGAAGGGATAATGAGTAAAAGTATAACATTATCAAAGAAACATGGAGTCAATCCTTCCATAACTCATTGCGAGTGCTGTGGTAAAGAGATTGGTATAGCCATGTTTGGTAAACTTAAAGGAGATGTAGAAGCCCCAAAAGATGTTTTTATGGGCTTATGTGATGACTGTAAGAATGTGATTGACCAGAAAGGCTTGATGATTATTGAAGTCAGAGATGGTGAAACTGGTAATAATCCCTATCGTACAGGAAGATTGGTAGGAATCACTAAAGATGCAAAGGAAAGAATGTTCAAAGACATTGAAAATCCTATCTGTTACATGGAACATTCCATGTTTTCACAAATGTTTAATAAATATATAGAACAAGAAGAATATGTTAAGTAACTATCCCCCAGGAGTAAGTGACTCCACGATTGGAGCACCCTGGAATGACCCAGAGGTTCCAGAAAAAGAGTTTGATGTAACTTGTTGCCAGACTCTCTCAAAAACAGTAACAGTAATAACCAATAATTATATTCCTGGAGCATCAGGAGTAGATTATGAATATGACCCAGAAGGTTCTGTGGCTGTAGGATGGCATGATCCAGATGATACTTCTGACACCAATTGGGCAGATGAATATCATGATAATGAGCATTACACTCCTCTACAGCTGATAGAACTCTTTAAAAAGCATCTTGAGAATGAACTCATTAGAATGGGAGAAGTCAAGAATGAAAGATGGATTAAGCATCTCATTGAAGAGTGCTCTGATTGGACAGAAGATGATACTGAATATGTAGAAGACTGATGGAAGAAGAAATACAGCAAGAGGAAAAACATTCTCCTCAGGTAACTATTGACTATAGCCTGTACAAAAGACTTAAGTTTCTTGGCATTATTCATGATAGTGAAGTCAGGAGTTTCAATGTTGGAGCTTCTGACTATGCCAAGAAAACTATTCAGCCTTGGTCTGTATGGCTTGATTGGGAGCTTGACCCTTGGGATGCTGACATCATTAAAAGGATTGCCAGACATAAGAAGGGTGAAGCCAAATCTCTTGATTATGAAAAGATAATTCATATCTGTAATGAAAAATTAAGACAACTGAAAGAATATGGAGAAACTGATAATTCTTGATTTTACTACGAGAGAGGTAGATATTTATCCTGTAAGTCATATAGATGATGCGGAGAGTGTAATAGAAGAGTTAGGCCATAATCCTAATAGTTGTCTATGGATGATTTCTAATGGCCAGATAACCTTTCATAAAGAAGTACTGAGATGAATGTGATACCTTGGGTAAAGACAGAAGAGATGGAATTTATTGATGGACAGTTTTTGCTGGCAATCAAAAAGCACCCTTTCTCTATCCCTCAAATTGTCAGGTCTTTTGGTAATGATAAAGTAGAGCATTGTTTTGGTAAATATGAGAAATATCAAACAACTGATTTTGATTATTATGCCATAATAACAAATCCATAGTAATATGAAACTAATAGAAAGTAAAGCAGAATATATCCCTCAGGAAGAAGGTCTTGATGGTATATACAAAATAATTGAAGTTGCAGGAAGAACCGCTTACAATTCTCAAGATAAAATCACTTCTACATCTGCAAAGGACTTTGTAGACAGAATGATTAAGAGTAGACATGGAGCTTGTCTAGAGCATGGTACTGTGTACCTATATTGTAAGTCAATAGATTCAGAAAAAAATGCTTGGTTTTCAAATAACCCTTATAGTAAAGTAGTGTCTATACTATCTGATACAGAGAAAGGAATGAATGGTCAGCCAGTGTATCATCAGTATATAACTACGAATTATCGTGTAATAGAAGAATTAGGAATTCCTAGACAACTACAATTTATATGTTCTCCTACAGAGTTCCATGAGAAGAGATATACTATGAGGTTTACTTGTAGTAGAGCTATTGCACAAGAGTTAACAAGGCATAGGGTATTTAGTTTCCTAATGGAGTCTCAAAGATATATCAACTACTCTAAAGAAAGACACGGAGGGGAGATTACTTGCATCAATAACCCCAATGGACAATTATTTCCTATAACTTATTGCTTAATGGATGCTTATGAATATGCGGAAAAAACATATTTTAAATTGCTTGAAAATGGAGCTACTCCTCAGCAAGCAAGAGATGTTCTTCCTAATGCTACAAAGACAGAGCTTATTATGACAGGCTTTGCAAGTGACTGGAAACATCTCCTTGACCTTAGACTCTTTGAAAAGACTGGCAAAGTTCATCCTGATATGTTAGACCTCATGCAGAAAACTCAGAAGGTTATGCAAGAAGCAGGTATCTGGGATGATATTATGAAGTACCCATCTAAATTCGATTAATATGCTTAAAAGAATATTTGAAATACTATTATCTCCTATCTGGATATGCTGTCTTGCAATTGTTTTATTAATACTATTTATAATAGACCTTGTCCTAATTATATTCAAGTATATTAAAGACGGGAAGTGGGATGATCCTCATTTAACTTTCTCACTTCTAGATAGATTAAATAAACCTTCTAAATTTGAATAATATGAGAGAACTAGCAAAAGTATTAGCTACAGGTCGTAAGATAGTAGTAGAGAAGGTTGGAGTGGTTAATAAAGTCACCTACTATGCTGAGTATAGTAATCCTGAAAAGGTATATACCAACTATGAATTATGGTTCTCCCCTACTGTTAAGAAAAGAAAATTCTAAGCTATGCCACATTATCAGCATGATATGACTCATTGCAGTCAAGATAGCTGCAAGAAGAAAGACCAATGCTATAGATACTGGCTTGGTCAGGAATTCAAGAATCAAGGCTATCAGTATGCAAGCTTCTATTATCCAGAGGAGCCTGTTACTGATGGCTGTACATACTTTGTTAAATCAGAATACTTCTAGTTATGACAGACTTTGAATATAACAAACTCTTATTTCAGATAGGAATGCTTAAGGATATAGCCAATAGGTATCCTTATAAAACCATTGAGAACATTATCACTCAAATGGAAAGCATTAAGAAAAAAGTTGATAAAACAAAAGCATTATGAATACTAAAGTATTACCAGTTAACTATACTGAGGACCTTGAAAAGATTAGCAGAGAAGAGAAGGTAGATGCTATAGGAATTGAACAGATGTCTATTACCTATACTCAGCCTGCCGATACTTGTAGTGATTCAGATGAAATCCAGAATATCACCATCACCACTCAAATGCCAGAATCCTGTCAGATTATAGATGCAGAGAAGAAACAAGGTTTCTACTTTAACATCACTATACCAGAAGGAGAGCATTGGTCAGTAGATAACGGAGATTCTCTCAAGGCTCTTATTGAAGATTTCAAGAAGAGATTATATCAAACAAACATTTTAGAGTAAGCAGAGACTTTGTCTTTGTAAAAAACTAATAACTATGAAAGAAGTAACAAAAGAGAAAGTACAGAAGTACACAGTGTATGAAGCCCTTGATGGTACACAGTTCCATGACAAGGCAGAGTGTGAAAAATATGAGCAGTCTGCTAAAGGTGTGATTATGGCAAGAATTGCCAAGCTTACTGTAGGAAAAGCTAATGAATGGGACTTATTAGCAGGAAGCGATGAGCATGAGATTATAGGTATTAAGATGCAAACAGGAAGAGATATTGAATATGTTAAGCAATTCTTTATGATGGAATGCTCTTGGTATGAAGAAGTAAAAACTAGGGAGATATTTGATGTCATTGAGAAAGCCTATGACAATGATGACATTGTTCTCTTTGGCATTAACTGTGATGGAGACTATTATTGGGTTAATAGTCGCCAGAATATCGTTGATAACCTGATGAATCTAGACAAGAAAGAAGATGAAAAAGTATCTTGATTTAGAAGGATTTGAAGAATTCATCCTTGACTTGAAAATAGATGAATCTCAAACTGTCTATACAGAGGAAGTTGATGATGGACATATAGATGCCTATCAGTTTAAGAAAATACATTTTGCAGAAGAGACTATAGTTTTATATAGTAATCCTTATGCTGATGTAGGAATAATTCAAGATTCTGCTTTAATCCCTATAGAAGATTATATTGAAGGGGTCTTCCAAGACCTTGAAATGTATGGAGAATATAAAGTATTTATTGAAGAGTAATTATGGACAATGCTAATTTTACTAGGATTACTGCTGAAGTAAGTGGTAAGGAAAAAATAATATATGAAGTACCTTATCCTGATATTTCAGTAGATGATATGTGCCAAGCCTTCAGAACTATAATGGTAGGCATGACTTTTACTGATGAAACAGCAGGAGAAGCAATTGCCTCCTACCTTGAAGAATATTATGGAGATAAGTACAATGTAGTTGTTATTAATGGATAAAACTATGAGCAGTAGTAATTATGATGTTATAGAAGAATATCGTAGGAGATGGAAAACTTGGGAAACTGAGAATAAACTTAAAAAGAAGGAGAAATAACTATGCCAAATTGGGCTTACACATCTTATGCTATAGAGGGACCTAAGGAAACTCTACAGAAAATTGAACAGGCTATCTTACACCATGATACAGAAGACAATAGTGCTGAAGACTGGGAAGGAAATGTACTGAAAGAACTAGGACTTACCTGGGAAAGCAACACACCTGATGGAAAAGGAAAGTACATGAGAGGCTTTATTGAAGGAGAACCTTGGTGGGACAATGGTGCTCTCAGAGTATGTGCTATGGAAGCATGGGGAGTAACTGACTTTAATGAAGTACTTGAAGAGAACTTTCCTGACATCAAGGTATTCTATACTGTAGAAGAAGGCGGAGAAGGCATCTATGCTACCAATGACAGTGAAGGCAGATATTTCCCAGACAGATTCTATGCAGACACTTGTATTAATAATCAATGTGAGTGTGACTATTTCACTTCAGAGAAAGAACTATTCAAGTTCCTTCAGAGAGTCACTGATAACAAGGTAAAGACCTGGGCTGACATTGATGATTTCAATGAGCAGTATGAACCAGATGATTCTGACAGTAATTACATCTATGTACGGGAATATACTATAATAAAATAAGGTATGGTCAGGCATAAGTGGATTACAGGATTAAGAGATACTATCGAGAGATTCTATGTAGAGTGTGATTCAAGCATGGCTGTTACAGGAAGCAGACTCACTTCAGAAGAAAGAGAGCACCTTAAGTATCTGCTTAAGAAATCCATTTACTACATAGACAAAAGGCTGCCAAGGGTAAGACTGAAGTAGCCATAACTTACATCAAGGGGAGAATGCTTTAGGGTATTCTCCCTTTTCTTTTTATCAAACCCTTTAAACAATATAAAGATTTTACTTAACTTCTGCTCTATACTCAAGTAAAAGTATTATCTTTGCCTAAAATAATTTTCATTAAATATGAATCAGGACATTATATGTCATTTTTCTCCTACAGGAGGTATTGATGATAAGATAGCTGCAGTATTAAATGATGGCTACTCAAAAGAAGATATAGGCACTTTAAGAGGCTTGTATGATATGGACCATAAGAACAAGCCTCTTGTTATTATCCCAGAAGGTGCTGATGAGACTAAAATGTTCTCAGGTCAGGATGTTCTTGAGGCGGCTCAAAAGCTGATGGAATATAAAAGCAGTCAGGCACAAAGGCATCTTAATGAGATGAAAGATTCTACATCTCACATGGCTAAGACTTTTAACCGTCTTTATCATGTTCCAGGATGGAATGTTGAAACTCGTAGAAACAGGATTAATATGATTGTTTCTGAGTTTACAAACGAGGTTAGTCGTAGAATGGCTGCTGCTAAAAAAGCAGGTATCTCTTTAACAAGGTCTCAGATTGTTAATGGCTATAAGTCTAATGGGCAATTCCATGAGGGACAGCTAAGTGTCTTTGAGTCTATATTTGATAAGTTCCTGGCTAAATATAATGAGGCTCGTGAGACTTTAAGTGATGCTGATGGAATTACTGATGAAGAGCTTAGGCAGTCTTATATAGAAGAAAATGAAGAAAGGGCAGAGGATGAAAAATGGACAGATAAGCAGATTGAACAGTTTGTAAAGGAAGACAGACAAGCTATCTCTAATGCTGAGAAGATTGTTACTGAGTATCCTAAGATATTCCAGAACTGGTCTGCATTATGTGCCTTTGCTAGAATGTCTCTTAGGGATACTGAGAGTTTAAAGCTTGGTCAGACCTTTGAATATGCTGCTCCTGCTTCTCCTGATAATTTTTCTATGGATTCTCCATTAGAAGATACTTATGACTTGGAGGAGTCTGTCCGTGAAGCATGGATGACTCATCAGTCTGAAACTTCTGCCTATGGTTCTTTAGGTGCTGAAGTAAGAAGGTTTCTTGCCACTATTACTGATGTGGATGCAGAGGGTAATAAGATGACTGATGATTTAGGCTATCAAATCAAGATGGACCCTCTGGAGATGCATCAGTATCTAGCAGATATCCTTAGAGGCATTACTTCAGAAAGCAGTATGATTAGAAAGCTAAGGGCTCTTTCTGAAAATGATCCTAGGATTAAAGCTGTATTTGATGCTCTTGCTAAGGCTTCCCAAGCAGATTTAAATAAGTCTATTGATAATAGTAATAAGCCTAAGAATCCTGTTATTCTAACCCAGCTCCTAATTGATATGCATAAGAATATGGTTCCATATTCTGCACTTTTAAAGACAGCTGCTGGTAATGTTTATGCAAAGATACTTAACAGGCAAGCCAATCCTTTACATGATGAGTTTATTCTAAGGATGCAGCTAAATCAGGCTGTTGATCCTGCTAACTCAATATATGATAGGGAAGGAAAAGTAGATTGGGAAAAGCTTGCTCAGTGGAATGCAGAGTCTGCAACATTGCTTCCAGCTCCTGAAAAGAAAGAAACATCCAGTACAAATCTATTTGCTAGTACGCAGGTATATAATGGTAATGGTCAGGCAACTGGTTTCTGGGCTTTAAATCATGCTCAGCGTATAGATTATATGAAGAGAGCTGCTACTGCTTTGGGCATACCTATGACTGATAAGGCTGCAAGAAGGATTTATAATAATGCAACACTTAGAAAGGCTTATCTTACTGCTCTTCAAGAATTCAGGACTACTACTAGAGAAGTACATAGTGGTGATGTCTTGAAGGATTTGCGTGTTCTTGAAAAATATAATGGAATAATGCCTTCTGTTAATGCAGGCTTTACTGCAGAACAAAGAGCAGAATATGTTGAAGCGTTAAACAGGTTAAAGGAAAGAAATATTTCTTATAAATCTTTTAGGGAAAAGAAATATAAGAGCGATAAGAATCCTAAGTCTAAAGGTGCTGGTAATGAGAGAATCAATAAGATGCTTGACAGCCTTGCTGATGTAAGTAATTATCTGAAGACTGAAAGAAGAGTTTCCTGGTTTGACAGAAAAGGTAAGGCTAACTCAAGATATTCTGATAGGACTCCTTCTTATATGGGAGACTTGGTTGACAAGATTCATGAATTTATTAATGAAGGAGATAGAGAGGGTCTTCAGTCATTTATTGAAGATAAATGGGGACACTCTTCTTTCTTTGCTAAAAATCCTAATGCTGAACATGGTCAATTTGAATTTTACAATAGATGGCTTCAGGAGATGTATGACTCAATCCGTACTGATACTAAAGGCAACATAATTATTGACCCTGATGCTATGGCTAAGGTCTTTGAGTTTGATGAGTTCCTTGGCTCTAATATTGATAAGCAGGTTTCTATCTTTGAAAACTTTACTGAGAAGCAACATGCTGAAGCCATGATGAAGCAGTTTGTACAGATGCTTGACCAAAGTCATGGTAAAAGTAAACTTGCTAAATATCCTTGCTTTATCTTAGGTGATTCTGGTGCTCAGATGTTCTTTACTGCTAAGAGGTATTCTAAGGCTGAGATTATGGAAGGTCTGAAGGATGTCTTTAAGCAGGAGATTGAGAGAATGAAATATGTCAAGGCTACTAATGAGGTATTAGAAAAAGGTGGCTTTAAGACTATTGACAATTTCTCTGATACTGCCAATGAGTTTACCATGATGAAGTTCTTTAATCCTGATTATGCTGATGGTAAGTATTGGAAGATTCTTACTGGTAATCAGGATATGACTGATGCTGAACTTAAGAGTCTTTCTCAGGAAGAAGCCATAGATATGGCTAAAAAGGCTATTGGTACTGATGCCTTAACAGATGCTCTCCAGCAATATATGGATGATGCTAAGGCTGACTTTATGAAGAAGTTGGCATCTGTAGGAGTTTTGGCAGAGAATAAGGGTGAGGGGGGTGTTATTACTTATACTGACCCTAAAGGCTATTTCAGTCAGAATATCAAGTGGTTTGATAATAGTATTGATAAACTGGTAGAAGATTTCTATTGGAATACCAAATATGCTACTATTCAACAGCTTCAGATGTTTACTGTTGACCCTGCCTTCTATGATCATAGATATCCTATTAAGGACCTCCAGAAGCGTTATAAGGAAATATATGCTCCTGGTAAGGGGGTATCTATTGAAGCAAGAGACTTTGACGGTAATCTCTTTGTCAATAGGAATTACGAGACTGCTGTTTATTTTGATGATATTGCTGTCAGCTCAGAGGATGTCAATCCTTACTTTATGAGCTTGATGAAAAAGACATTCGGAGAAAATAGTGGTATTGCAAAAGCCTATAAGAAAAACACTCTTACTGATGGTCAGGGATATAGGTCCCTTGAAAGCTATAGGGCTGTCAAAGGTATGGCAGGTGAATGGACAAGACCTATGGAAGAAGCTTATAAGAGAATTAAGGCTATTCGTAATAGTGGTAGGGAATTAACCGAAGAAGATGTTAAG